TAGCATTGTTCACTACTTGATGATCTTTTAGTATATTAATTAAAAATACTTTGCCGTGTTCCCAAGGCACTATTCCATGATCTTTAACTTCCATGTAACAAAATGATGGATGTAGTACAGCAACATTTATGGGTATTAAATATTCACAAAGGTCGTCAGGCAACGGATGACCTGGATCATCATTGTGCCAATCTATTTTTCCTCCTGGATTTAATTTCATAAATCTTATTCTACTGTACTTTTCTGCTGGAAAGTCTTCCCAAAACTTTTTCGCTGTTGGAGTAACTTGTTGCAGACTGGTCCACGTATATGGAGCATTCAGTTCATCTTCATAACCATACTCTTTTGCTACTCTTGTTTTGTCTACACCTAATCCATGCAGACAACAACTTTCCCAACCGTTATGAGTTTCATCTTCTCTGTGCTCTACATAATGACCATTTACATTATCAAATTCTTTTGCGTCTAGATACTCCATAAAATTTATATCCAGTTCTAACCAAGGCAAACTGCCGTCTTTAAATTTATTAAAAATTTTGGTTGCTGTATCCATGTTATTTCTTGTGCCCTATAATCATAAACCTGTTATATTTTTCTGTAGACAATGAAGCACTTGAATCAACAACAAGTCCACAGTCTTTTTTAAATTCTTCCAGAGTCTTTTTACAATTCACATGTTCTTCACAGTCAAAGAAATCGTTGCTTTGTAAAACAATTCTTTTATTGTTTGGCAATTTATCCAACCATTCAGTGTACTGTGTTGGTGTCATATGTTCACACACAGTATTAATAATTAGATTGTGCTTGTTATAATCTTTATACGTCAACATGTCTGACGTAATTGCTTGAAATCTTCCTTGTATTTCATAATCTTTATTCATTGTGTTTGCTACTTGTTCGCATTCACTGTCTATATCCATACTAACGATTCGAGTGATATCTAATTCACTATTAAATAATAATGTTGCTAACACACCGTTCCAACCGCCACATAATAAAATGTTGTAAGGAAGTGTTTGTTGATGTTTTTCCAAGTAATCTATTAACCAAACTTTACTGTTGATTTGACCTTTCCAAAAACTTTCCAATGTACGATGTGTATCATCAGACTGTCTAATTGCATCCATCCAAAACATCACATCTGTAATATTAACTTTCAAATTGAGCTCCTAGTTTATCAAAAGATCCACACTGTTTGCCACATTCTTGTAATGGTGTGTGACCCCATGTTTGTTCTATCTTGTCAAAGTGTCCATTTTCAAAGATTTCTTTTAAACTGTTTTTATTTAGATTTGGAAACTCGCCAATTCTTGTCATATAATCTATTCTGCTTTCTTGCATAGGCGGAATCCATTCCATGTCTAACCAACAACATGGCGAAACATTACCACAAGCACTCACATACAACTGACTATTTTTCACTGCTTTACACACAATGGTAGGAGTGGTTTCTTTTTGTGATTTTTCAATTAGCGGAATCATACTGGTACTTTTTTGTGTGGGTTCTAATTTGTGTAAAGGTTTACCTTCCTCGTCTATAACTTGTAGATAATCATTTTTAAATCTAGAAGTATGTTTTGATGAAAACATTTTAAATCCTAAATCTTTACTCATTTGTTCTGCTTGTTCAACTTGATGTTCGTTGTGCTTAAACACCAACATATGCCATTTGGCAAATCCACCTGCACCAATAAATGCTTTGGCATTTTCAATGATTTTATTAAAATCTGTAGATATACGATACAAGTGATTGGTGTCTTCCAACCCATCTAATCCAAAAGTTACTTTTACTTTTTCATGTGCTAATTTCTTCCACCATTCAGTGTCTCTAGCACTGCCATTTGTGTGCATGGCAAGTCTTATAGAAGGATTTGTTTTACGTAGATGTTTGTATATTTCTAATGTGTCTTTACTTACAATAGGATCTCCTAAATTACCACACATAAACATACTGTCTATTTGTTTAATAAAGTCCTCAGAAAACCATTTTTTAAATGTATCCAGTGTTATTTCATCAAGATGTATAAAAGGATTCAGCGGTCCTCCTTGTATTCTTCTAGGACACATTGGACATTTGGCTTGACACTTACTAGTAATTTCTAAATGAACATCTTTTATGTCTGTTAGTTTATACATTTGTTCTTTCTTTTTTAAATTGCTTAGATTGTTTTCTACTAATTTCTATTATTTCTTCATCCACTTGAATCTGTTCTAAAAAGTCTTTTTTTCTGTGCTTAGGTATTTTGCTATCAGCAGAACTTACACAGGTTGGTGTAATACATTTTTTTGCTTGTTTAAACAGATTAAATCCTTCATCAATAGTGCCCAACGGCTCATCATGACAACTGTATGCTCTTTTTACTTCTCCACCTGGCTCTCTTATGATACAACTTTGATATCCAGCATTGCAAGTCCAATCTTTAAATTTATTAAAGTCAAATGCATTAAATCTTTCTGCTTGATCCAGGTGATAAACATTATTCTTAAAATCCATCATAGTTATTTGTTGTATCGATGACCCATCATGTTTTTTTAAAGGAAACCCTTGTTGCATTAATTTGATTTGTTCTTCTGAATAACCACTAACAATTTCACTAGCAGATTCATTACTTTGAGGTTTCAATGTTACATTTATTCCACGTTGATTAAATCTTTCACATCTTTCATACAATTCGTTAAACAATTCAGGAACCATTACTTGATTAATTGTAGTATGTACTCCATTCTCTTGTAGCATTAATAACTTATCACCAAATGTCTTCTCATCAGCAAATTCATGATGATAACTTGCTGTAATACTTCTACGCACAAGAGATTCTGTTGCTGTTAACCAAACTTTCCACCATTTCATTCCAGGAGAACAATTTGTTGTCATGTGTATACTTTGGTATTTTGCTCTGTCATTATTAGCATAATGTCCAATCAAAGGTAAAAATCTTTTGTATGCTGTTGGTTCTCCTCCTGAAAAACTAAAATGAAAACTGTTAAACCCGTTTGCCTTGGCTTGTCTTTTAATCTCAGTTATTGTATTTTTGTAAACTTCAAGTGGTCGGTGATCCAGTTGTTTACTATGAGCATAAGGCCAACAATATGAACAATTATAATTACAAAATCTACCTAAGATCCAACTCACATTGAATAAGTCCTTAGTCATCATGGTACTTTGTCCAACGTGTGTTATATTTTCAAAAGGTATTCTAGTAGTATTCACTGACACTGCAAGTCTCCTTAAATTGTTGTTTTAACCAATCAAAATCATTTATAAGATTCAGTTTGTCTTTGTGTTCTATTCCAAACTTTCTACCTTGTTTTGCACCTTCAATAGCAAAGTCTCCATAAGGTCTATTCGCACCTTTGCTACACCAAATGTTTAGCCTGTGCTCTGTTTCATCGTTCTCTTGTCTATCTATTACTTTAGAACTTAACTTAACACATTCTCTAAAAGCAGATTTCCAAGCACTAAATGGGTCTGAATTAAAACCTGTTATGTTTGATACTTGCTTTATTGCTTTAAAATTATTTGATATACTGGTTGTCATGTCTGTTGTGTTTGTGTTCATTTCTAATGTTAATTGCTTTGGCAATAATTTTACTCCACCGTATCCGTATTGTAAATCATTAATAGGATTACGACTTTGCCAAACATGAACTGTTTCTAAATTGTACTCATTTACTTGATAATCAAAATTAAAATCTTCTACTATCTGAGCATCAGCATCAACTACCCAAAACATCTTTGTGACAGATACTTTTGCCGCTTCAATATGTGCTTGATGGATGCCTTTAACTCCTTGTACTCGTTGAGCAATAGGAAACCGTTCACACAATGTTTTATAATTGTGATCCGCCAATGCTTCATTGTAACTTATAAACACAATATCGTACATTAAATTGTTTTCCTCATTATTCTTGGAGTGTTAAGGTATACTTTCTTAAAAAATTTACTTTGTTCCACAGTTAATGGTTCAATAGGTAATTCGATATCGTGCTCAGCAGTAATCTTTTTGCCTAGTTCGATACTGTCTTGATAAAAATTAACTTTAACATCATCATGAAGTTCAAACTTCCAATACTTTTCAAAATATCTATATTCGTTTGCTTGACTGAAATCCCAATCTGTACACATTGTGAGATAGCAACCTGTTCTTGCTCCATGAATAGCATGAATACCATAAGGATTATCCATACCCACTGTCATCCATACCAGTAATCTTTGATAGTTTTGCCACCACAAGTCTTTTGGTGCTTGTCGCACATTTTTATCCAAACTCATTTTAACACCTTCTCTGAATCCGGCTCTCCAGGATTGATATGCAGATCCATCTATGTAACTGGTTGAATAATTTTCATTAAACTGATAGTAATTTGGAAAATGACAAAATTCTATTACATTTTTGTTTGTGCTATCTGCTTCACCATCATGATTCTCGTGTGTCTTCATATTTTTTACAAAATCTTTTGTCCAACATTTTAAACTGCCGTTGCCGTATCTTAATCCATTAAGATCAATATTTCCACACCAACTAAATTGATAGGTATTGTCTAGTCCTAACGAATTTAAATCAACTATCACATTCAAAAAACTGTCATGTATTTGTGTGTCAGCATCAACTGTGATAAATCTATCTGTTTCAGATATTTCTGCCGCTTTTTTATGTGCTGTGTCAAAGCCTTTAACACCGTGTACACGTTTTGCCCAGGGTATTTTTCTTTTTAAGTTAGCAAAATTCTTTTCAGCATTGGGTTCATCAACACTTAAAAACACAAAATCCATATCAGATACCTTTAAAATCATTGTGCTACCTCATATGAATAATTGTAAATTTTTCTACAAAACAATCTTGGTGTTTGATTAGATTTATGCTCAAATTGAATATCACCAGTAGTACACAACTGCTTTAAGTCTACATCAAAGGAATAATCAGGAACACTTGTATTGTGTTGTGGTGTAGTAAAAAATTTAAACACATTATTGTCTTGTTTTACTGTGTTTTGTATTATATTTTTTAAATCATCATCTATACTAACGTTCCATTTTTTATTTTTCATATCCAGTTTGAATCTAACACATGAATCTTTATCATTTTTTATTATTTCGTAAACCACTTTGTTAGTATGGTTGTCTGTTTTTATATCAGTTTGCAGTTTGTTGTTTACTACATACCGCGATTCGACAACATATTCGGTGTCTTTGAATACTACTCTGTAATCTGATAGTTGCTTTGATCCGCTTTGAACCTGTGTTGCTAGTTCTTCTGTAATTTCTACACTGTGTCCTTGTTGTTGCACACTACACCCAAGCACTTCATTAGATTCTGGATTGAAATGAAAATAATATTTCACTGCAGGACGTATTACATCAAATTCTAGCGGCGGTCTTATGTTCATTGTAGTTGCTCCAGCATCTTGTCTGTTAAAAAATTATCTTCCACATAGTGAAACAAACCGTGTTGTTTAATATTGCCTACAAATAATTCATTTTGTGAATTAAGATTGTAATCAATTTGTTCAGTCCACAACTTTAATTGACTTTGATAGTGTTGTATTTTGGGTTTCATATGAGTAAATGTTAAATTGTTATGTTTACTGAAAACTTTGTGTTGTATACCCAACAACTTAATTGCTATTGCAGTAGCAACATCCATACTACACCAAGACTGTGTTTTATTTTTTGTGAAACGTTTGCTGTATTGTTCATAGTTTATCACTATATCTGTTAATAATTTAAAAAATACTTCGTTGTTTTTGCATTTTTTAAAATAATGAAATCCACAATACACATTAGGTAATGAATTTTCCACAAAGACTTTTCTATAATAATCACTTGTTACCCAATCATTTCTGTAAGTTTTTACTTTATTGGTATAATATAATTCATAGTTGCTTAACTGTTTCCACCAATGTTCTATGTTTTCCAACAACAGCATATCTACATCTATCACAATAGATTGGTCAAATGGACTGGTATTATAAATTTTACATCTATTATTAACTTTCCAGTCACTGTCGACTGCTAGATCATCTCCGGGTATGTCTTTGATTATATCAAAGTGCTTTTGATAGTTTTCAGGGACAACAATATCAGTGATCAAACACACTTGCTCGTTGGGCATAAATTTTTTAATGCTTAAACTACAAGCGACTGCTTGTTTAAGATAATCACAAACATCGTTCTTCTGTACAAATAATATAAAACCTCTATTCATGTTGATCTATAATTTTATTCAATCCTATTTTGTTCATTATGTGTATGTTCATATCTTTTATTTGACATTTCGTTCCTCGTTCAAATGTAAAACTCCATTTATTATCCACGTACGAGTTTACCTTATCTTTGTCTGTGGTATAAAACAGTTTGCCTGGCAGTTGTTTGGGCCAATCGGTTTTATCAAAATTATTAATCATATGAATTGCCACAGCAAATGCAAAGTCGTTTCTGTAAATTGTGTTTATAATTTGATATTTGAACCTATAAAATTCCCATTCATTTTTTACATGATTAATTAATTCAAATAAAATTTTAGTTCTTTCAGTTTTCTTAAAATAAAACACTGTGGCCCAACACATTTCAATACCAGTATCGCTTATGTATTTCATTTCCTCAGTGTATCTGGATTCAAAGTCTATGTGTTGTGCTTTGTAATTAATTAAAAAGTCTTCCTTGCTGTCAAACACTTTGTTAAGATTGTTGTTTGCTACCACATAGTCTGTGTCCATCACAATGGTTTCATCATATGGTGTTAAAGAGTACGCATCGGGTCTTGAAGTGTTGTTCCAGAAATCTTCATAACGTTGTGTAGCATTATTGAATGTTTTAGTTTGAGTAGTGGTTGGCTTTTTTACCACAATCACATGATTAAAATTATTGTGATCTTCATTGAATTTGTCTGACGTAATCAAACACACTGGCAAATTTAGATGTTTCTTTATTTGTCCTGCACAAAAATTAGCCTGTTTGACATAATCCACAGTGCTGTTGTTGTGTGCAAAAAGCAAAACTCCTTTGGTCATGATTAGATCTCACCTTTATCTTTCACCAATTGATTGTATTCCACAAAGTACTGATTCAGATTACGTTGATACAAGTCAGTAATATTGTTGTGAAAGGAGTTGATGTCTGTGATTTTTACCGGAAGTTTGTAATCATCAAGAAAAATTGCTTCATTAGTTTTTTTGATGTTCATCAATGTTAAACAATAGTTGATTAGATTGAGATCAACAGTAAATTGATGTCCTTGAGTGTACAAGATATTATTCTCAAGACACTGTTCTTTTAACAGTTTTATTTGATTGTTGAACGTGCTTAGACGCTCTGCGTATTCCAAAGATTTTGATAAGGATTCATCCATAATATTAAAAATATTATACTTGATTTTTGGATATAAGTCAACTATAGATTAGAAATTATCGCCAGAACCACGCACAACTCCTGGTGCAGTACCAATTACATCTGTGATTGCTGTTGCTGTGTAGAAGTTAGATGTTAAATTAGAAATATTTTCATCTGGATTACCACCTGATTCGTCTCTCCAAGTTACTGTGAATCGTATTTGAGTAGCACTTGATTGAATTACATCTACATAATAATCGTTTTGAGCATATGCTCCACCACCTGCATCAAAGTTTGATAATAGTCTTTGTGAGGATCCTGTTAATTCAAAATTTCCTACTGATGATCCATCCACTGTACCGTTTCCTGTATGCGTTGTTCCATGAGCACTAAATTTAAGATTTCCGCCCATTACTGAATTCCAAGAACTACCTTTTGAACTAGAATCTGATGTGCTGGATGAAATTTGAATATATCCACCTGAGTTAAAATAATATCTTCTAGCGTCTGCAGATGTAAAATTTACGTTCACAATAAGAGTAATTGTTCCATTCCATGAACCTCTTGTGTTAGATAAAGCAGTTGCAACAACTTGTTGCGTTGAATCAACTGTTAATCTATTTGTGCTGATTGTTGTCGCTAATGCTTCGTATTGATCCCAACCTGTGTAACTAACACCATCATTTTCTTTGATCAAGTCACCTTGATTGACTGCTTGAATTACATTTGTTGATGGATTGCCACCAGTTTGGTGTTTGTATGCTTTTCTTAAATCTTCGTATGAGTTATTGATGTTTGTTGCGTTGATCAAATCGCCAACTTGCACAGACTGAGTTGTAAGTGTTTGTCCATAACCAGTGTCACCTGAACCATTTCCTAACACATTATCTATCTGTTGTCTTAAAGTGTTGAATCTATTTGCTGTTACTAAAGCCATTTATTTTTATTCCTACTAACTATTTATTAGGCGTAGTGCTACCTCAACCAGTTTTGTGGATGTATCTGAATTTGATTCTAATGCAAAACCAACCAATTGTCCTTTTTTGGTTGTAGTACCTAAACCTAAATCTGCCGCATAAATTTTTTCACCTTTTTCAACTGCACCTGTAACTTTAACTGGCACACGTCCAACAAAAGCAATTGCTTGTCCTTCAGCGTCTTTGTTCATTAAGAAACCAGGATTGCCTGATATAACTCCAAACACATTGCCACCAAATGGACCACCATCAAAGAATGCTGTTGTTTCTGCGTCACCGCCAATTGCCATTACTGTTCCAACTTCGTATTCTTTATCTGTTGAGTAAATCTCAGCCAAGTCAGCATAAGAAGCCTGTGTTGCTCTACCATTGAACACACTGGCTGTAATTTCTCCTGATGCATCTCTCAATGCTGTGGTGTTGTTTACAGCATTTGTAGAACCTAAATATGTTGTTGCACCAAAGTCTATACCTGAAGCACTGTCTGCCAACCCTTTAAAATAGTTTGCATGTACTTCGTACCACTTGTCTGTTACTATTCCTAAATTTTTATTACCAGTACCTGGAAGAATACCGTCTGCATTTACAAAAGCGATTTCATTAACAGTACCACTATCATTAACTTTTAAAGAAATTTTACTGCCTATTTCATTGGCAATAGATCCTTCTGTACCATTCTCTATTGAAACTTTTAAATCATTTGAATCTCCAACAGTAAATCCTACATCACCAAATCTTACAATACTAGAAAAAGCACTTGCACCTGATCTAATAAAATCTGAGGCTAAAAATCCACCCAATCTATCTGAGTTGGATGAAGTACCCCAATATCTATGATCTGTAGATGTAACACCATTTGTCGTTGACTGTGTGTTTACTAACGTAATACCTTTTTTAACAACATCGAATCCAGTAATTGTGTTAGTTGGATCTGTTGGATCTATTGTGAATTCTGCTGAACTGAATAACATCACAGTATCATTATTAATTTTACCTTCAATAATGAGTTGGTTGGCATTTAAATTATCTCTAATCTGTCTTGAAACAAATTGAGTAACTGTGCTACCTGTACCTTGTGGACCTACAAGAACAAAACTTGTTCCGTCCCAAGCATACAATTGACTGTTTGCTGTGTCCCACCAAAAATCACCAGTGGTTAATCCTACTGGTGCAGTGGCACTAACTTCAGCACCGCCTGTTGTTCTGAATTTTGTTCCATCATAAAACTTTAATTTACTTAAAGATGTATCAAACCATATTTGTCCACCCATAGGACGACTTGGTTGACTACCACTAGCAAAGTTTTCTAATAGGTGTAAAAAGTTTTCATTTTGGATTTCGCCGTATCCAGCATAATTTTTACCTATAAAACGTAGATTAGTTGTGTTGTCAATAGTACCGTCTTCTACAGTTGCTATCAGTGTTCCATCAAATTTGTTAACAATATATGCCATAATACCCTTTGTTTCTTATATTTATCGTTCCTACGAAGTTAATGTTAGTGTTATTTCTCTATCAAATGTCCACGCACCGCCATTAACACCAAATTGTAATAATTTTCTTGTGGGAGCAAAAGTGATCGATCCTGTTACGTTTGATGCATTAGATAGCTCTTCTAACACCTGTTTGTTTGCGGCACCTACAACTGGAGTTCTTTCTACTGTACCAACTGTACAAGTAGCACTGCCCCACCCTGCCGCTGAAGTATCCAAATTGATTGTGAAACTCACAAAGTTTGGAGATTCTGCTGGAAATTCTGCCGCCTGTATTGTGTAATTGCCGTCGATGTTTGCTGACACACCGTTCACCACAGTTGTGCCTGTGATCACAACTGTTTGAGCACCTTCATAATAGTGCGAAGCAGTTGTGGTAATTTTGGTTGTTGTTCCTAAACTTGGGTTTTGTGCACCAAATTGAACACTTGAAATAGTTCTTTGTTGTACAGTAACAGTTTGATCCACTTGAGCATAATTTTTCAAAGTTGAAAAATCAATTGTTGGTATTGTGAATCCTCCACCTACACCATAATCAACTGTTAACACTCTTGCCAAAGCACCGTCGCTTCTTGCAGGTATCACACTGTTAACAAATATACCTAATGGTGGTTCTGCAGAACCGCTTCCGTATCCTGCAACAGGATATAATGTTTCTAATACTTCTCTTGTGTTAAGATAGTTGTTTCCCACTGCGTTTTGTGTAAATCCTGAAACATCTAGTTGTAAACTAATAATTGCAGATCCATCTGTGTATTCTTTTGTTGCTACATCCGAAGCATTAACTGGAGTCCCAACACCTGTAATTCTTTTGTTACTTAAAACTTCTATAGCCGCTGTGTCTGAACTTAATTTTAATGACTCTGTATTTTGACTGGTAATTGTTGATCCATTAATATTAACATCATCTACATTTAATTCTACTAAAGTTCCCAAAGATGTTAATGATGATCCTAAAACCGAACCACCTAAGGCAGTTTCTGTTAACACAGTGTTTGTGTTTATTTTTAATCCTCTGCCAACAGCAAAATCAAGCCATTCCGAACTTGTCCAAGCATCTATGCCGTCTGCCCAGGCAAATGTTTTATCACCGTCTGTAGATTTTAAAGTTATTCCACCACCATTTGCTCCAGCATCGTTAGTTGTTGCACCTGTACTGGAAAGATTTAATTCTATGTTTTTGTCTTCAACTCTTAAAGTTACTGTGTCAACTGCTGTTTGTGTTCCGCCTATGGTTAAGTTTCCATCTATGATTGCATTTCCACCTACATGCAAAGTTGCTGTTGGAGATGCTTTATAAATCCCTACTGCTGAAGCAGAAGTATCTATTTTGAATGCTGAAACTTCAGCCGGTGTTCGTACTTTGATTTCTACATCTTGATTTGATAGTTGGTTTGCTATTGTGAATGCATTGTTAGTGAATTGTAGTTTTGTGTTCTGATTTAGACCAACAGTTAAACCTGCATTGTTTTGAATTGTAAGAGCACCTGTGGTTGTGTCATCACTGTCTGAAACCAAATATTGATCTGCTGTACGAACAACACCATTGCCGTCCACTAATGACTCAGCAATTGTGGCTGTGCCTTTGTATTTGTAATCTGTACCTACTGTGTTAAAACCTTTTACTATTGTTCCTGTTGGATTAGCAACAGTGACTAATTCAGCGATTCTAGATGCTACCGTTGGTGTAAAGTTTGAATTTGAATGAACGCCAACAATGTTACCACCTACAAACATTTTAATCACTGTTTGTGTAATATTTTGTGTGTCAAGCACACTTGCTACTTGATGACCTGATGTTCCTTGTGCTGTTGAATAATCAGGACCTACTAGTTGTAATCTTGTGCCATCATAAAAATACAGTTGACTTGTTACACTGTTAATCCAAAGATCACCTGCAACCATGTTAGGTTGTGTCTCTGCAACTGTTGTTCCGCCCGATGATGTAAATGATGATCCGTTATAAACTTTTAATCTATTCTCTGCTGTGTCAAACCAAAGTTGTCCTCTGATAGGATTGATAGGAGCAGATGTATTAGAAAAGTTTTCTAATAATTGTATAAAGTTTTCATTTAATACTTCACCAAAACCTGAATAGTTTCTTCCTATCAGTGTAAGATCACTGGAAGTGGTATCTAATTGACCGTCAACTAAATCTACAAGTAAACTGCCGTCAGTTTTATTCAACCTATAACTCATTATGCTCCTCCAGTATAAATGATGTAGTTTAATGTTAAGTATGGATTCATCACATCCATTGCTTGTCCTATTGTTCCGTCTATGCCACCTGAGTTTGGTAATTGTTGAGCACCGTTGGCATTTGATAAATCTGGTCCGCTTGTTGTGGTTACTTCTGGATCTGTAGAAGCACCTGCAATGTTTCTACCTGCAAAGAATTGATCTCCATTGTCTGCTTTTAAATCGTGTTCGTGATTTGGAAGATTTTCTTTTGCAATAGTTTTTGTTTCATTACCAGCACCTAAACCTAATCCGTCTGCTACCGGCGATGTCACTCTGTCTGCTGATCCTTGTCCCAATCCAGGATTGCTCATGTTGTCTTTACCTAGTGGGAATCTACCACGCATGTCTGGCAATTTAAATGTTGCTGAACTGCTTGGAGTTCCATATTGAGTTCCTATTGTTTGAAACAATTGATTATAAACTGATCTTTGTAATTCAGCACCATCACAAAACAACCAATTTGTAGGAGCAGTTGCTCCAGCATAAGGCATCATTGATGCTACTGGTGGTGTTGGTATTGCGTTAGTGATTGCTCCAACAGTTGTTTTGTAAATTCCTGTTGTGCCTGATGTTCTGTTAATGATAACTTCATCTCCAACATTGCTGGTAGTTGTTAATGTTTGATTACCTATGAATGAATTGCTTATACTTGTTGTAAAAGTTTTTGTTGTTCCACCAGTTTGTCCGTCAAACGAAACATCTACTGCTGTAACATCACCTGCCAATCTAAATGTTGTTGCTTGAGCAAGT